AAATATTTGTATGCGGAGGTTCGTCCTCCATTGACTCTTACAAAACTTCAAGTCTTAGATGGCTAGAAAGCGGTAGGGTTCGCCTACCACCGACGAAAACAACTAATGATTTTGCATTTCCAGTAAGAGGGAAATGGATGGAAGATACCTTTGTTATTCTATTTTGTATCTTCTCATAGCGGTGTTGACGATAAGGGGATGAGATGCCCCGGTAGTTTCGTCTTCATGGGCCAAAGTCATTCGACTTAGAGGTACAAATGTCAATCTTCGATAAAATCGAAGACTTTCCACACTTGACACGTATGGAAGGTTTCGCATTAGGTCTAATATTTGCAATTATAATTGCACTTGTAACATACAAGGAACCTGAAGTTAGATACGTAAAGGTTCCGGAAATTAAGGTTATAGAAAAACCTGTAATTGTAAAAAAGCCTGTCTATCTGACGAGTCATGATAAACAGCAAATCCAATGCATGGCGACGAATACATATTTCGAAGCCGGCAATGAACCCGTCAAGGGACGGATTGCGGTGAACAACGTTGTGTTGAACCGCGCTAAGGATAAACGATTCCCAAATACACCGTGTGGCGTTATTAACCAGAAGTCTGGTGGCGTATGCCAATTCTCATGGAAGTGTGAGGGTGGAAAACGTATCCGTGATTGGGCAGCTTTCCAAAAAGCTAAGCAGATTGCTGAGAATGTTTACCTAGGGAACTACGGCGACGTGACACACGGTGCTAAGTTCTACCACGCTGACTATGTAAGCCCTGGTTGGGGTCGTGTTTTTGATCGTACTACTAAGATCGGTGCGCATATTTTCTATAGAGGATGAATTATGGTGGACGACGTTATCTTTGAGAAGGCCTTGACGACTGAGAAGTTCATCAAGGATATTGAAGCTCTTGTAACAAAGAACAAACTAGATTATTTAGATGCCGTCGTCCACTATTGTGAGACGAACAATGTAGAGATCGAGGCGGCAGCCATGATCATCCGTAATAATGTACGGATCAAGTCCAAGCTCCAGACTGAATGCGAGGAACTCAACTTCCTCCCTAAGAGGGCACATCTCCCACTATGACTCCATATGAAGCATACAAAAGTTTCCTAGCCGTCAAGAGTCATTTCACCACATCATACGACTACGTCAAGTACAACGGTAAGGTCAACGCTACTCAACACTCGTTCGAGACGCGTAAGGACAAGTACCAGTACTATAAGCTCTCGAAGCAGAAGGATCCGCTTCAGTATCTGGTAGCTAACTTCGTCGACCGAGATCTTAAGTGGGTCGGTGATCTATTCGATGACGAGTCTGAGAAGGTCTATGCTGATTGGCTGAAACGCCAGCAGTCACTGTCTTATATTTTTGAGCAGGACCTAAATAAACTGTGTACAAAATTCGATGATAATGTTATTGTAAAGAATGGACAACATCCATATCTTCTTAAACAATATCTGCGTCGTGAAATAAGTATTGAGACAGTAATCATCCTTAATGATCTTCTCGGTTTCTTTAATCACTGGAACAAGAAGATCGATGATACTGTCCTGTGGCCAACGATATATAAGAAGTGTATGAAATACAAACCGTTCTTTCACTATGACATGTTCAAGTGCCGGAAGATCCTGAAAGATAAATTTATGGGTGACGAATGAGCGAATTTTTTCAATATAGTGCAATGCCTCCGCGTGAAGATCCACGCATGACGGCACCGGCTCCGATAGCCACTTCCAAAGAAATCTTCGAAAAGATGATGGCTGCCAAGGAGGTTAATGACGGCAACTACTGGCCGACTATGTGCGAGGTGTTTGCTACCGACCTAGAGAACCTTCCTATGGAACGTTTCAAGGTCTGGGCATCTGTCATGTCGGTTCCGTTCATGACTCGTGCACGTTTCACAGACTATATCGGTCCTGTTCTGATTGCTGCAAAGGCTAGTCAGACCGTGCGTGATGCACTAGAGGAACCGATGATCGGTATGACCGAACAGGACTATCCGATCTATGCGATGTTCGAAGACTATTGTACAACAATGAATCGTATCCAGCATATGGCACACCTGATCATTAACGGTTGGGGTCCTGCTGAACTGAGCAAGCTTGATACGATCGTAGAACTTGGTGGTGGTATCGGTGATATGGCCGATATCGTCTGCAAGCTCGGCTTCAGGGGCAAGTACATCATCTATGACTTTGCCGAAGTCGGGAAGATTCAGAAGTGGTATCACGACCAGTTGGGTCACACCAACATCGTGCACACATCTGATGTGAATGACCTCGTCGGTGCAGATCTTATGATCGGAACGTGGTCATTCACTGAGATGCCTCTTTCTCTTCGTGAAGAGATCATGGGCAAGATTGGTGATACAAAAAATTGGTTAATTGCATATTCCAATGAGATCTTTGGTATCAACAATGATAAATACATCACCGAAGACTTTGTTCCACGGTTCACTGAGCATGATATCGAATATACCGATATTCCTTTCATGCCATGGGATGGTGGTGCCAAGTATCTCTCGGTAAAACACAAATCGTAACACAACGTAATACAACGACATACTAGGAGAAAATATATGTCATTCGCAGACCTCAAGCGTTCCTCGACCTCTTCTTTTGAGAAGCTCACCAAGGAACTTGCCAAGCAGAATACCACATACGACCGTACCGGAGACGATAAGCTCTGGAAGTGTGCCACAGACAAGGCAGGCAACGGTTATGCTGTTATTCGCTTTCTCCCCGCACCTGAAGGTGAAGACCTTCCATTCGTCAAGATCTGGGATCATGGATTCCAAGGTCCTACTGGCCTGTGGTACATCGAGAAGTCACTGACGACTCTCGGTAAGGACGATCCTGTCGGTGAACTCAACAGCACCCTCTGGAACTCTGGCCTTGACTCTGACAAGGAAGTTGCACGTAAGCAGAAGCGTCGTCTTGCCTACTACAGCAACATCTATGTTGTCAAGGATCCGGCTAATCCTGAGAACGAAGGTAAGGTCTTCCTGTACAAGTATGGCAAGAAGATCTTCGACAAGCTGAACGATCTGATGAACCCATCGTTCGCAGACGAGCAGCCAACGAATCCGTTCGATCTTTGGTCGGGTGCAAACTTCAAGCTTAAGATTCGTAAGGTTGAGGGTTACCCCAACTACGATAAGTCAGAATTCGACTCTCCCGCACCACTGTTCGATGATGACGACAAGCTTGAAGCCGTTTGGAAGCAGGAGCATTCCCTCAAGGAACTCGTGGATCCAAAGCACTTCAAGTCATATGACGAACTTAAGACCCGCCTCAACAACGTTCTCGTTCTTAATGCTCCGGCTAAGGTTCGTGGCGTTGAGCTCGACACTGAAGAGTACAAGGCTCCGGCCCCAACCTTCCAGGCTGCAGCTGCACCTTCGGTTGCCTCTGCCGCGGTCGATGATGATGACGAGGATCTTGCGTTCTTCAGTAAGCTTGCCGCTGAAGATTGATAGGAGGGAAGAGGGGGATCGAGAGGTTCCCCTCTTCTTTTATAACATCAGTTCTTGTGTCGTTTGAACCGGAAGCACGTTCATATAAATTAAATAGTTTGCAAGAATCTTTTTATCCTCAGGCGCAGGTGGCGTCTTGATCCCATAATTAGGATTGCCTGCATTTAGATTAGGCATTGACGGCGGTGGTGGCGGAGGCGGTACATATGGTTGTACAGCTCCAATTTCATCCGCTGTTTTTTCGACTGCGCTTTTTCTGATGGTCTCGGCACTGGCCACCGTGTTCATGCTGGCTATATTCGTAGCTCTTGTCAGTTGTGGGTTCAATGCATCACCAACTTTTTGCACTGCCTTTACTGTGGTATCAACCCCTGTAGAAACCTGGCTTGCAATTGTAGCATCTCTAGCAGCAGGAATTGTTACACCTGTTGTTGCACCCCTTAACCATGCTTTAGTATCAAGAAGCCCTTCTTTATGGTGTTTTGCATTGGCTTTGTTTATTTGGAAGTGTAGATGCGATCCTTTTGATCTACCGGTCCTGCCCATAGCACCGATTATCTGTCCAGCTTTGACAACATCACCTTCTTTAACATTTAGCGCACTCAAGTGGCCATATAGTGCTTGTGTTGTTCCATCCGTGTG